TAGCTAAAGTACCATTTTCACATAAACCAACAAATACATCCATTTGATCCGCATCACTACTTATGAGACGTGTTTCAAAAAAGATTTTTTTACTAGCTTGTGCCGCCCAGATTTCATTACCTTGAAGAGAGGCACCAGTGTTGTCTGATCCAGAGCCAGTAATTTGATACCATCCACCAATGGTATCAGCTACAACAGCACCGGTCCCACTGGTAAGTTGTGAATAGGTCCAGTCATTTGTTCCATCAACCGCAATCCCAGTAAAATCTTCATACTGGAAAACATAATCAGGGTTGGATTGAATTGGTAGATTTGTAAACCACGCACCACCAGCAGTTTGATTAGCTCCACCACTATATGCCACGGGTCCAGAAAAACGTGTAGTACCCATTGTAAATTACCTCCTTACGAAAGGTTTTGCCCTAGAGTCTTCGTAAGCGTCTGCTAGGCCAGTCGCTAGGGCTTAAATATCCTAGAAGTAAGGGGGAAGATTAACTCCCCCCTATAGTTTTACGCTCCAGGTGATCCAAAGACACACCGTGGGTCAGAGTAACCGAAGCTATAACGCTCACGGGCTTTGTACCTCACGTTACCAGTGTCAAAATCACCTTCCATCTTAGTAGACATGGGCATACGTTCAAAATGGATAAATCCGCGAGGAGCATCCGTTTTGACGAACCATGCATCCGTGTCTGTCAGGTAATGGTTAACAACATACCCTTGCGGAAGCATACCCATATTCCGCGTGGCATTGATATCATTGTCAGCCGTTCCGGGACGGAGAGTAGATTCAAGCAGACGATCCGCGACAAACTGACTTGCCGCTGGAACGATAAGCTTCATTCCTCGTACCGATACTTTAAGACCACGCTCGTCAACAAACGCCGCAATATCAATCAAGGCGTTTTCCAGACTGGTTTCGTTAAGATCCGCCGCTGTAGACGGAGTATTACGAAGGTCATTGTTGTTAACAAGTGGGTGATCCGTCACACACAAGGCTTTCCCGTCTCCACCAGTAATTGTGGTGTCGAAAGCGTCATTCAACACGGCAGCACCCTTCACCTGTTTGGTGTTGGCCATGCTACGTGCCAAAGCTTTCGTATAACGGGAAGCAAGACGGTCATACAGATTATCTTCAATCGCTTCTTCAGTAATTGAAAAAGCCAAAGCAATAGTCTGATGAGTGTATCTTGCCGTGTATGCTTCTTGGGCATCGTCGAAAGAAACCGCTGAACCTTCAGATTTAACGGGCGCAGACCCAAAACCTGAAAGCATGACTTCCTCTTCAAAAGCTCGTTCTGAAGATTCCGTGTCAAAAATTTGACCAGCTTCGTTGTCATACCTGGCGTACTCTAAGCCGAATAGGGCGTTGAGACCAGGCTCTAGCTCTTTAGCTAGTTGTGCTCTTGATATAGCCATTTCTCAATCCTCCTATACGCCAGTGGTTGAAACAGTACCAGCCGCAATAGATCCCGTAGGAGCATTGAAACTGTTGTTCAACCTAACGATTGCGCCAATACCAGCCGCCGAAAAATCAGCATTCTCTGGGTCCTCAACCCAACCCATAATCCTCATTTGAAGACTATTTGTCGTATTGATGGTGCTTATTGCTAAACGACCCAAGGAAACGCCTGTGGCGGTTGTACCTGTAGTGGCTGTAGAGAAGTTTGCATTTGCAAAACGAGCGGCCAAGGCAGTAGCTTTACTGGTCCAGGTCGCATCAGTTGCAATTACAAACAAGGTGTTTGGGTCATCCTCTATAAAAGCTTTTACAGGATGATTACTATCTGCCCCGGAACCGGGCCAGTAGTTTTTCCAAACCGTTTTTCCAGTGGTGCTGTCAACATACTCGCATCCTTGAAAAGCGCCCAGAAGACTAACTGTTCCACCAGCCGCTGCCCCTACTATATCTATATATCCCGTACTAAGGGGGATAACAGGAGCACCGTGGTAGATAGCATTAGTATTTCCGTTGGCAATTTCGTATGGAGTATAGCCTGTAACACCAGTGGAATTAGAGGCCGACCCTAATTTACTTATAGGGCGAAGGCCAAAACTTCCGTTACTGTTAGCCATTAAATTTTCTCCTAGTCCTCAGATTTCTGAGGACCTCCAAAAGTTACACTAGAACTCCTATCGGGTCTTTCGATAGGCATTGCCGGATGTTGTTCTCGAGCTAACTCGTTATCAACAGCCGTCATTTGATCGCGGGTCATATCCCGGAAGTATTTTCCGCGCTGTTCAGCGATTTCAATAGGAACCCTGGCCAGAAGAAGACCTCCTACTCCGATAATTCCGGCATGTTTTCCATCTTCAACAGTCGGAATATCAAAGTCTGGATATTCTTCTCCGCGTACCAGTTCATATCCCTCACGGGATCTTGATGATACGTTTTTACGGTCATCGAAACCCATTACACTTTCCCTGATCCATCTGTGCTTATAGCCTTCAGGAGGAGGAGGTGCATCCAACATGGACGGTGGTTTCCATGGTTCCTTACGTGTCTCTTTGACACGTGTTTCACTGGAGCGTGGCGTCCTAGGTGACTTCTGGCGAGTTGTGTTCTCTTGGTTCATGATTAATCCCTCACATATTTTGCGTATTCTTCAAGCGGCACATTTAGCCGTTTAGCAATCGCAACTTGAGAGGGTGTTAATCGCACTGTTTTACGTCCACCTCTATTGCGGGATGCGGAAGATTCGGCTGACGCAACCTTTCTACTTCCACCCGTTTTAGACTTCTGACCAAGCTTCTGTGGAAACTCAGTCATCATCCTTTTATCGAGTTCAGCATAGTATTCATCTGATTGAGGGTCAAATCGTTCATCCTCAATAAGACGCCTGTGTACCCCAAAAACAGCATATGTCATAACTTCGTCCTGACCAAACCATTCATTTTTAGAGGCCCAAGCCTCTGCTTTAGGGTCTGTAGGCTGGATTGGAGCCGGTTGCTGGACAGGTGCAGCTACAGGTTGAACAGGTTTTTCCTCCGCTTCCTTCTTCGCTTTGGAAAGTTTTCCTTTTTCCACCGCCAGAGAAGATAGAGCTTCCTGGGCGTCCACCATCTTGTCTACGTCCCCACTTTCGTGGGCTTCTTTTAATAAATGTTTCGTAGAATCAATCTGAGTGGAAACACGGCTATCGAACTCTTCCTGATAGCCTTTATCAAGAGAATCGAGACGTGCCTTCAGATTTTCGTTTTCTGCATGGACGCTTTCCGCATACTGAACCGCCGTCTGCTTTTGACGTTCTTCTTCACGGAAACGTTTGGTGAGTTTGTCAATGCGGGTTTGAACACCGGCACTGTATTCTTCAAGTTCATCTTCAGTCTCTGGTTTTTCCTCTACAGTGACTTCAGGTTTTTCTTCTTTCTCCTGGGGCTTCTCTTCCCCGGAGATGTCTACGTCTACAGGAGATTCTTCGGAATCTCCCACATCAATCGGTTTTTCTTCTGGCATGTCGCGTTCTCCACGGTTATTTTCTCCTTTCTAGACATGTTTAATATCATCTGGTTCAAGGATCGTAGCAATGACCTCATCGTCATTAATAATACGAACCTCACCGCCTTCGATTTTAAATCGAGCACCAGCATAGCGGCCAATACAAATCCAGTCTCCTTCCTTGCACCACGGCTTGTCATCAAGACCAAACTTGTCCGGGTCTTTATAAGCCAACGGTCCTACCTTCAAAACATACGCAACCACAGTAGCCAAAGCTTCACGGTCACGGATCTGATCAGGGATCAAAACGCCCCCGTCCGTTGTGGCACGTCCCATGTAGGGCATGACCAACAAACGCCATCCTGTGGGTTGCGGGAGTCTTTCACTGAGGGAAACATCGAGTAAAGAAGGATCAAGAACTTTTTCGTCCTTCTTAACGTAAACACTCTTTTTTCTTTCTTTTTCTTTCTCAGCTACATGATCGGGAACATATAGGGTCTTGCTCATTCTTCCTCCGATTTCGCCAAATAATCCTTAATTTCCTGTTCTGCGAACTCCAGTCCCTTCAGTTCACCAACAAGTTCTTTATAAGATTCCAGATCTCTGGGGGAACCATGAAGAATAGCGTCTTTTGTCAGTTCTGCGCGAGATTGAATCGCTTTTAATACGTTATAGGCAAACGTAGTCGGGTCCGCCATTAAAAAGTCCCTTTAAAACCTGTAGGTTTATGAGGGTTAATGAATTTCATAATATCTTCCGTCGTAGGAGAAGGAGGAAGGTTATCGGGGGGTCTTATTGGTATAGGTTTGACTACTTTACCACCGTCACTATACCCCAAAGGATTAACAACTGAGAAGCCGCCCTCTACCTCCATAGGTTCACCGTTAACCCGGTCGGCATAGTCACGGGCTTCCGTAAATGTATCGTAAACAACTCCTCTAGGCATCAGAATCTCCTCGTTTTATAAGCCATTCCGCCATCGTTCATTTTCATGTAC